GGTCAAGCAGCAGAACCAGCCTACAACTACTTCTGGTAAGACAGAGTTTGCTCCAATCTATGATACTAAGAGCAAGCCAGTTATGGATTCTAAGACCAATAAGCAAAAGGTTGACAAGTTCGGCAATAAGGTCTTTTCAAAGATTAAGACCAACGCTGAGGGTGTCAAGCAGTATAAGACTATTACAACAGGAACATCTGCCTCACAGGGTGAAGGATTCACACCAGAAGAGCAGAAAGAGTTCCTTGCTGATTTCCTTGTAAGTAACTTCCCAGAATCGCAGTGGAATGTAGATGATATTGGTGGTTCTGCAAAGACCATCTACGATACAATCAAGGCATATCACACAGGCAACTATGATGCTGCCCCTGACTTTGCAACAGTTTCTCCACTCATCAAGAATCTTCTATCTAACCCTGATGAGAATGTACAGAACGAACTTTACAATCAGTATATATCAGAGATTCAGTCTAAGTCTGGAAGCCGCTTTATGGCTATCCAGAACTCCCTCAAGCCAGGTGAGACAGCCAACAAGTATGTTGCTCCAGTACTACAAACATTATCTGCTGGTCTTGAGACTAATGTTGGCATTAAAGATCCTCTTGCGATTCAAGTTCTTAACTTCAAAGATGAGAACGGCGAGTACAGACTGCCAAATGAGTTTGAGATGCAGAACATTATCAAGAACGATAAGCGTTATGAATCTACATCGACAGCAATTAATACAGCAGTCAATATGGCTCAGTCACTAAAGAATGCGTTAGGTTAACAATGGCTATTAAAACAGGTCGTGCTTTAGTAGATGGTGGTGGAGAAGGAGTTGTTACTCCAGCAAAAGTAGAAACACCTAAAGCACCTGCAACGGTTGAAACCCCTGCCACAATGGTTCCTAAACTTAATAATCTTGTAGATCAACTCGGAAAAGCACTTACAGATCTCTATGTATCTCAGGGTCTTAACCCTGATGGAACTCAGAAGCCAGCACCAATTATTACAACAACTCAAAAAATGCAGCAAGAACGTGCCATTGCAGCAGGGCTATCACTTGAAGAAGCCGCAGGCAATCCTATATTTAACAAGGCAGTACAGCCAGTAGCACCTGCAGGATTCCGTTATACATGGATCGGTGGCACTGATACTGGACAGTGGAAACTGTACCAGAATACAGGTAGCACAGGAGCAGGCGCTGGAATGGGCGGTGGCGGTGTTACTGGTGCTGTTGGGGGTGGTGACACAACCACAACATCTGCAACTGGCACACCATCTACAAGCGTAGATGTTCTAAAGGCGCTACTCAAGGCTCAGGGATTATCATCAAGGATACTTGATTCATCAACATCATATCTTAACTCACTTCTTAAAGAAAACATTGACTACGATAATGCTATTGCATTGTTCCTCAATACCAAAGAGTACACACTCAAGAATGGAACCAAGTTAACCTCACCGTTCTACTCAGAATATGGATACCTCAACGAGGGTCTTGCTACCCCTAAAGAAGCAAGTGAACTATTTAACGCAGTTGAAGGCTATAAGGGAATTCAACAGAAGTATGGCTTGAGCGATAAGTACATCAGCACAGATTCACTAAAGAACTATGTAAAGAACAACGTCACAGTCCTTGACCTAGATGAACGCGCTAATACTGCACGTTTGGCTGCTATTCAAGCAGACCCAGCAAAGACAGACGCTCTTATCAAGTTGGGCTATATTGCTAGCAAGGAAGGTCTGCAAGACTTCTATCTTGATTCAAAGATCGGCAAGGAACAACTTGAGATCAACAGAAACACAGGAGCATTTGTAGCCGAGGCTATCCGTCGCTCTGCTACTGGTATCTCAACAGCCCCTGGCCAGATCGAAGGCATGAAGGCTCTGGCTGCAACTCTTACAGAGAAGGGTTACACAGAGGCTCAGATCGCTCAACTTGCATCTACTGGATTTGAAGAGATCGGAAAGACTCTTGAGCCACTGACTAAACTAGAGAATATCTACGGAGTCAAGGCAGACAAGGAAGCCATCCAAAAGGATCTCCAAACAGAAGAGTTCCTAGGAATGGCATCTGAACTGCGTAAGCGCCGTAAAGAGCAAGAAGAACTTTCATTCAAGCGCAAGTCAGGCACTATTGGTGCTAGCCGTGCTTCGGGTGGTTCTCTAGGCACACGCTCCTCAATCGGAGCAATATAAAAGAATTCCATTGGACCCATCGGCCCCAATGGTGTATAAGACCGATAGTACGAGCCAACTTGGATCCCCTTCCAATCTTGAGGCGTACGCCAACTACTAACAAGGGAGAGGTTGCTATGAGCAACAACCGCGACAACATCAACTGGGATATCGAAGACGAAGATGACGAGGATTACACCCCGACATACGATAACGATACCGATCTAGTAAAGAAACTCCGCAAAGCGTTAAAGGCCGAGCAGCGCAGAGCAAAAGAACTAGAGACCAACCTAGGAGAACTGAGCAAGGCTCAGAAAGAGCGGATCTTAAAAGATGTTTTTACATCTCGTGGTGTAAACGCAAAGATCGCAGCATTCGTTCCGAATGACATCGAAGCAACAGAGGAAGCAATTTCCTCTTGGATCGACCAGTATGCCGACGTGTTCGGTATTCAGCAGGACACTCCAAAGGTATCTGAACAAGATATCGCTTCAATGCAAAGAATGAACAATCTGCTAACTAATGCAGAAGCACCAGGGACTTCAGATGATATTGCAAATCGCCTAGCGAATGCATCTTCTGAAGAAGAAATTCTAACCATTCTCAGCGGTCAATAAACCGCAAACTAACCAGAAAGGAGATATCAGCAAATGCCTGATGTCTTTTCCACTTCAACCACTGGGTTAGGTTCCAATCTTGTAACCATGGCGTACGACAAGTTGATCGAACTCAACTTGCGTTCAACACCACAGTTCCGCGCTATCGCGGACAAGAAGGTCGGAAACCCAACTCACGATGGTTCTTCAATCCGTTTCCAGTTCTACAACGATATTGCTGACACCTCAATTGCAGGTGCAACACTCGCTGAAACTGTAGATCCAGATGCAGTAGCAATGCCAGCAACTACAACCCTAGATGTCGCACAGACAGAACTAGGTCGCGTAGTTATTCCAACACGTAAGTTGTCACTTATGTCACTTTCAGATGTTGATCCATGGATTGCTAACGCAGTTGCGTTCAACATGGCAACAACACTTGATAACGGTATCGCTGCTGTTCTTGATGCAGGTACAAACGTTATCCGTGAGTCTGCTGGCGCACTTTCAACAACTGCTGCTAAGTCAACAATCGTAGCATCAGATACATTTAAAGGACGCGACGTACGTTACGCTGTAACTAAGTTGCGTGCTGCAAACGTTGTCCCACGTGGCGGAATGTATGTTTCATACATCCACCCAGAAGTTTCACATGATCTCCGTACAGAGACAGGAAACAACATCTGGCGTACACCACAAGAGTACCAGAACGTCGGACCACTCCTTGCAGGAGAACTCGGCGCATGGGAAGGTGTCCGTTTCATCGAGACACCACGCATGACAAACTCAATCTCAGGTGGTGCTCTAACAGCACTTGCTACTGCTCCTGCAGTAAGCGGTGTTTCAGGCGCATTCACAATCGTCGTTGCAAACGGCGCATTCGGTGGACTCGCTGAGGTTGGAGATGCTATCTCTGGAACTAACGTAGGTACTGATGCTTTGATTACAGCAATTTCAGTTGGTACAACAAACACAACACTTACAGTGTCTGTTGCTAACTCAGGAACTGTTGGAACAAACACACTTACAGTTACTCCAAAGGCACGTGTTTACAACACTTACGTACTCGGACAGCAAGCACTTGCTGAAGCAGTATGGAAGGAACCAGGCATTGAGTTTGGTAACGTTGTAGACAAGTTGAACCGTTTCCGCCCAGTCGGCTGGCACGGTATCATCAACTGGTCAATCTTCCGTCAAGAGGCGCTATACCGCATCGAGACTGCTTCATCAGTTCGTCCATAATCTAAGTAATTAGACGGGTGGGTAGGGGGCAACCCCTACTCATCAGTAAAACGGCTTAGGAGGCTATATGACATACAGATTCACAACTCCAACAGTGAGTGAAGGTCCATTAGGGGAAGGCTCACTATTTGAGCGTTTTCGCCTTACAAGAGGTGTTAGCGTCATTAAGATTGATGGGGAATATTATGAGTTGCGAAACCCTTCTACTGAGGAGATAGCAGCAGCAGAGGCTTTCTATCTAGGTGGAATCACCTATGACGTAAGCCCAGGAGAGAAGGCTAGCCTAGAGGCAGCAGGATATACAGTGGAGACAGTATGAAACATTGGGAACATCATCCAGAACCGATAGATGGTTGCTTTGGTTGCAAGGCACTAGGGCTACAGATGAATGCAGGGGACGCTTCCTCACAGAAGCAAACAAGTAACAAGAAGTGGGAAGGCGAACTAGAAGCCTACCGCAGAGCAAGGGCTGAGGGTATTCAGCCATCAGGTACATCAATGAAAAAGATCCAAGAGGCTCGCAGAGCATCTGACGCTATGGGCAAAGCCTATGACGCCAATACTATGCCCAGCACAAACTTAATACAAAACAAGACAGTAGCCAAACTAAACGAAGTAGGAGCAATCTAATGCCAAAAGTAGGAAAGAAAGAATTCGCATACACCGCTAAGGGTATGGCTATGGCTAAGGCCGAGGCTAAGAAGACCGGCAAGCCAATGAAGAAGGCCGCT